AAAGCGCGGATCTTGCTGCGCCTGCTCCCACTGCTGCTGCTGCTGCTCGAGCTGCTGGGTCAGCTCTTGGATCTGTTGTTGCTGCATCGCCTGCGTCGGCAGCTGGGTCTGGCTCATCTCGATCAGCGTCACCTGGCTGAACTCGCTGGTCATGATCTCGCCGGCGATCACCACCAGGTCGCGCGCGATGCGCACCAGCTCCTGCTGTTTGTCGCGGATGCGGGTGGAGCCAAACTGGGTCTTGAGCTCCTGCGCGCCGAGCGTCTCACGCGCGTCGGTTGCGCCGCGCATGATGTCGGCGAGGCCGGTGATCTGGTAGATGTCGTCGATGACCTGCTTGCGGATCGTCACCAGCTGCGTGACGGTCGCGGCAATCATATCGATCGGCATCCAGATGATGGTCTCTTTCGAGCCGCCAAAGGCGGCCCAATTCGAGATCGGCACCATCACAACCCCAGGTGTATTGATCTTGATGGCCGTCTCGATCGCCTCCGCGAGCTCACCGCCGCCGGCCGGGTAAAAACCTTTGGCGGTGAGTGCCTCGGTGAGCGCATGGATGCGACCCGTCAGCGTGTTCACCTCGTCGAGCTGATCCTTGTACTGCAGCACCTCGGGGACGGGGATCAGCGAGCCCGGCTGCACTGTCGAATAGGCCGGCTTGGGGCAGGGAAAGAAGCCCTCCAGCTTGAGGTGCGGCTCGTCCTCGTCGAGAATGTCCTCGGCGCCCTCGGCGACCCACACGACGCGCTGCAGATCCTTGTGCCAGATCTCCCAGAACTTGGCGCGCTCGCGGTTGTCGGTGCCGCCGATCTCCTCGGCGTCGCGGTCGACCTTGTACTCGGCGTCCTGGTAGGCGAGGCCGCTATACTTCTTGAAGCGGTCGCGCGCCTCCTCGCGGGTCAAGTAGCTCGCCGCCGCGACCCACGGCACCTCGCGCCAGTTGCGCGCCAGGCCGTGCAGGAAGTCGCGCCGGCCTTTGAAGTCGATGCAGACCTTCTCGTAGTCATAATTGCTGGCTTTACCCGCGGCCTCGTATCTGACCCAGGCAACGCCGCGGGAGTAGAGCACGACGTCGTCGCGCACCAGCTTCATCAGCTCGTCGATGCGCGTTAAGTCGAACGAGACGACGCAGCAGCGCTCCATCAGCTCGGAGGCGGCCTGGTAGACCGGGCGGCGGTCCTTGAACTTGGGGACGACCACAGGCACCGGCGCCTTGGCGTAGATGCTGGGCTTGAGCACCTCGGTGTTGGCCCAGAACATCTGAAACTCGCGATCGCGCGCCATCAGGGTGAGGCGATCGAGGTTGGCGTAGCGCTTATCGATGTTGTCGCAGTGCTGGTTCCAGTCCTCGAACGCCTTCTCGCTCTCATTGAGCAGGTTGAGCCAGGCCTTCGAACTCTTGGGCTCGAGCTCGGGGTTGAACTCGAGGTCGTCGTGGCGGGTATCTTCGTGATCGCTGTCGGCCATTATAAACTCACCATCTCGGTCAGCGTCATCGGGGACGTCCCCGGCGCCCAGGACGTCATATTGGTCTTGAGTTGGATGACGGGGCCGTAGGCCATGTCCGCCATCAGCTTCCCGTCTTTGACGTAGACGCGGACAATGTGGTCGGCGTTGATGTAATCACCGTTGACGCCGGCCAGGAAGCGTTTGACGACGTAGGTTGCACCGCTCATAGCCGCATGCCTCCGCGGCGTTGGTCGACCGGCGGCGGGATCACGAAGCCTTCCCGCTTGGGCGGCTTGACGATGCGCGGCGGGGCGCGGCGCCAGGACAGCGACATGTACCGAAAAGCGTCCGCCGGATCGGTGGTCCAGTCGTCGACGTGGTTCTTCTTGAACGTCTTCATGTCGTCGTCCCACTCGCGGCGGTACTGCTCGAGCGCCGAGAGGCCGTTGAGGTCACCCTCGCCGCAGCGCGGGTGGAAGACGCAGTAGGCGAGCGTCTGGCGTACCGCGTTGCGGCCGTCCTCGAGCGAGGCGTCGGGGGCGAGCGCCGGGTTAAGGCCGAGCTGGCGCATGGTTTCAACGCGCGTCCTGCCCGTGCCCATCTCCTTGACCATGGCGTCGTGCGGCACCCAGTCGGTGCCGTGGGTCCAGCCGCGCTCCTCGTAGATCCTGGCGATGTGGTCGCGGTAGTGCTCGAAGCCGACGCCCGAGGCCGTGTAGTTGTCGAGGACGTAGAGCTGCGCGCCAACCGCGCAGAAGAACCAGATGCTGGTGCTGTGACCGACCCCGAGATCCCACGCGCGCGAGACCGGCATGCCTTTCGGGGGCTCGATCACCTGGATGCGCTCCTCGTCGCGCACCGAGCGCATCTCGATCGCGTAGAAGCTGCCCAACACCGCGGCGGTCCAGTCGCAGAATAGCTCCTGCCGATAGGAGGCCATTCCTTGATCCTGGCCGTACAGGCTCTGCATCTCGGCCAGCGTTTCCGCCAGCGTCTCGTCGCTGAGCATGTCGGTGTCCTTGGCGGTTAATAGTTCGCAAAACCAGGACGGTGTTTTAAGCGCATGGTTGAACATATCGTACGCATGATTACGGCCGCGCGGTGTGGTGATGAATATCGCCCAGCCGTCGTTCTCCTCGAGCATGGGGCGCGTATAACCCCAGACGCTGGGATTGGAGAGCGCATACTCGCTGAACACTAACCCCGCGTAGCTCGAGCCGACCAGCGAGGTGTCGTAGGTGTCCGAGCCGAGCACCGCCCAGGTCGAGCCGTTGATGAATTTAATCGACATCGTGGTGTCGTTGGTCGAAGCGCGCAGCACGTGCGGGAACGCCTCGTCGATGCGTCGCTTACCGCTGTGCGGGTTGACGGCGTTCCAGATAGCCCTGCGGCCCTGCAGGAACTCGGGCAGCACGTGGCCGTAGTTGGCGACGCGATCCATCGCGGCGATGCAGGTGTGGTGCAGGCAGACGTCGTCCTTGCCGGCGCGCCGATGCCACACCGCGACCGCGCGCTTACCGCCGTCGCGCAGATAATTCCACAGCGGCATTTGATGCTCGCGCGGCGTCCAGTCGTCGTGCGGCAGAAATATCCGCATTTATTTCCTCGGCGCTTTAGACCCCTTGCCGATGTGCCGAACGATTATCTCGATCGCGCCCTGCTCTCCCGTGCCGACGTGCCTAATCTCTTGTGATGGCCGACCCCAGCCGCGATCGAGCAATATTTTATTAGCCTCGAGCCGCACGCCTTCACTCTTGCCATTCTCCGCCAGGCCCTCGATGCGGCGCATCGCGCTCGCCGTGTGAACGCGCGCTAACGACCGCACATCAACGATTTCGCGCGCTTTTTTAGGCACTTAATTAGGCGAAGCCCCTCCCTGTTGCAGCGCCTCGAGCTGCGCCCGCAACGCACGCAGGCGCGCGTCGATCGACAGCAGCTCATCCGCAATGCTGCTCGCCAGTATCGCCATATCAGCCAGAAGCTGCGCGCGATCGCGCCGCTTCTGGTGGTCGTTGATCGAGATGACGCGCAGCCCGGCCATGGCGGACCATGCCCGCGGAACTACCCAAACGTCAAGCCGTGCCGTGGGTTAGCGGGGCGGCGCCGGTACCAGAGGGCGGATGGCGTGCCGCTTGGCGGAGCCCAGTAGCAGCACCACCGCGGTCGGGATGGCTGTTTCACCCGTCGCGTAGCGATAGCCGGTCCGTTTCGAAACGCCCAGCCATCGGCCGGCCTGGGCGACGTTCATCCCCAGGCCGGCGATCGCGCGCAGATAGCCTTTGGGTGATAACATGCGCTCGCGCTGCCATTCCTCCTTAGCGTAGACCTCGGCGGCGTAATCTGACGTACTCATATGCGTGCTCCTTTGTTGGATAACGTCGCAGATAGTAGCCAAACAGGCTAGCTAGTCACTGCGACAATTTGTCATTTGACAGAACGTAGTCAATCTGGCAATGTCTGGTTATCGACAACGGAGCAAGCAGATGACCAACCTCTCCACCATCATCGACCAGATCGGCGCCCTCGAGGCGCAAAAGGCGAAACTCGAGCGCGAGGTCAAGGCGATGAAAGCCGCCCTCGAGGAGCTCGCGCCCGGCAAGTACGAAGGCGACCGCTTCGCGCTGTCGGTCTCCGAGTTCGAGACCACCACCTACGACAACGAGGCGATCCGCGCGCATTGCTCGGCCCAGCTGCTGGCGGCGCACCGGATCGTGAAGCCCTCCCGCCGCCTGGCGGTCACCGTCCGTAAAGACGCAATGGCCGCCGCATGATCGAGTACCTGTTCCCACCCCTCAACGGAGCCACCACCATGCCCACCGATCTCTCCATCATGCCGCCCGGCGCCAAGCGCCCCAACCCGCGCGTCATCGAGGGCCGCCAGATCCTCAGCCTTGTCGACCTGCGCGACTTCGTCGACGCCTGCATCGACGCCGAGGGCAATGTTGCCCTCGACGTGCCGATGGACATGCGGCTCGTCCAAACGTATAGCCGCTACGACCTCGAGGTCACCCGCTGGTGACCTAGTCCAGATCGTCCGCGCCGATCGCCCCGTCATCCGAAAGGGTGGCGGGCCGATACTTTTGCAGCACCGTCAAGGCGGCCTCGAACACGGCCTCGAAGCCGGCCAACCGCCGCAGCGCCTCGAGCCGTTCGTCGCGGCACGCCTCGATCTCGGTGATCAGCCGGCTGTTCGCCAACATCAAGGCGTCGACCTCGGCCTGGATGCCACGCCGGTTGGTCCGCGCCTCGTCGAGCTCGCGCCGGAGTGCTTCGCGCTCACCCTCGCTCTCCTCGATCGCCCGCATCGCGGCCTCGACCCGCTCTGAACGGGTTGGCGGCACCGCCGGGCCCGTCGTCAGGGGTGGCACATTCGGCGGCCCGTTCTCGGCCGTCATCCGCTTGCGCATCTCGTCCATCAATCGCACGTTATCCACGACGGCACCTCCAGGATTGATTGTTCCACACTGTCTTGAGCCCGTGACGCACGCACACCGCCTGCTCCCGCGGCTTGAACACCGCCCGCTCGACCGGCGCCAGCAGGGCCGCCCGCGGGGCTGGGGAGCCCGCCGGCGCGTTTTGCGCCCTTGGACGTACCAAATCACCCGACAGCACCGGGTACGAGCCTGGGATCGGTTTTGTCGGCGCGTCCTTGGGGTCGACGCGGATCGTCCGCACCAGTTTGTCGGTCGGGCGGCCCGTGAGGGTAGCGCTCCAGCGATCGTGGAAGGCATCGGCCGCGTAGGCCGGGTGCCGGTCGTGGACCTTGAAGTCGGTCTGCGCCGCCGCGGGTGTCAGTGCGCATGTCAGCGCGATTGTCAGTGTCGATATTCTCATCGTTTGCTCCGTTGTTTTGGGTATCAAAAAGGCGCGCGCGAGCGATTTGAGGTTACAGGTAGGGTTACATTAAATTCTCCTTTGTTTTCAATGAGGTTACATTAGTTACACTAGTTACATATAGAAGGAAGAGTAGTGGTTACCGGGAGGGGGGTAGAACATACAGGGAATACATGAATTACCACTTTAGGACCCACACCCGTAACCCGTAACCTGTAACCTACACTTTCCGGGCATAGCCGCGAACCGTTTTCCCCTCTAGTTTGAAGACCTTAGTATCCCATCCGAGGGCTCGCATTGCGTCCGCCAGCCGCTTGGCATGTGTAACCTGAAGGAGGTGTGATGGTATCCGAATAACGTGCTCGAAGATAACGGCCGTCGCAACCCGTTGCTCATCCTCCACCACATGCACTATTCCGTTACCGATATACCCCGCACCAGCCAACGGACCCGTAACCGACACTGGCGCCAGATTTTCAAGCATGGGCTCCCACGGATCGCGCACCCGCCGCGCCTCCTGTGCGATTGCCGCCGCGGGCCACAATGCCTCGTCGATTGTCAGGCTCTCGCCGGCGGCCTGCGCCGCGGCCGCCTCGCCCCATAACTGCAGCCGCGCGGCGCGTAGCGCGGCGAGATCAATGCGCCGCTCCATCTTGATTGGCCAGAACCGCCGGTTGCCGGTTTGCGATTGCAGATATTCGTCGTTGTTGGTCGTGCCGACCTCGATCGAGTGCCGCGGCTGCTCGACCAGGAAGTGCCCGTAAGCCGGCCGCGCCCGGTCGACCGCGCGCGAGGCGTACGCCTTGACGGTCTCGACCTCGGCCTTGCGCATGCCGGCCAGGTCCGCGTTCTCGTGGATCCAGACGCCGGCCAGTTGCTCGACCACCTCGCGGCTGGCGTGCCCGATAATGCGCTCGTCCGAGAAATTACCCTCGCCGGCCAGGACCGCCCACGCACTCGACTTGTTCCACCCCTCCGGGCTCTCCAGCACTAGGATGGTGTCGAACTTGCAGCCGGGGTTGCGCGCCCGCGCAACGGCCGCGATCATGGTCTTGCGCACGCAGGCGCGGGTGAGCGGTGTGTCGGGGCAGCCAAAGTAGTCGACTGCCATGCGGTCGAGCCGCGCCACGCCGTCCCAGTTGGCCTGCGCCTCGGCCAGCATCTCGGTCACCGGATTGTAGGGGTTCGCCACAGCCATCGCCACGACCGCATCGCGCACGTGCTTCTCGGTGAAGTCGCGCCCATAGGTGTCCGACACCCACACCCGCAGCAACATGACGCGGTTGTCGGTGACCTCACCGCAGAACGACAATAGTGGTCCACCTGCCGGGCGCCCGAGGTACATCTTGTTGTGAAACACGTCATACACTGCAACAAAACCGCCCGCCTCAATACCGAGCCGGGCGTTGTGCAGTGAGGCGCGCGGGGTGCCATTAGGGTAGATCTCGCGCCACTGCGGCGGTGCCGGATCCATCTCGATCCCGGCCTCGTTCAGCCGCTCGCCCAGCTTCTCGGCCGCTTTGCTGGGGTCCGCCTCCTTGGGGCAGTGCCAGGCCATGGCCTCGTGGTCGAACACACCAACACAGCGCGCCAGGTAACAATCACCCACCCGGCAGCGGCTGCGATTGGTGCCGCCGTCGATGAACGAGCCCGACACACGCAATTCGCCGCGCGTCGTGTAAAGGCCGACTAATTCCTCATAATCGATGTCGTCCGGGCCGCCGTCCGCGTCAAATCGCGTCGCCTCGTCGATGTCGTAAACCACCCCACCTTTATACTCGTGGGCGGCCTGGGGCGGCTGGCTCGGCTTGAGCCCGTGCGCCAACATGATCTCTTCGCACCGGGCGACCATCCGACCGATGTCGGCAGCCGGGAACTCAGGTAGCTCGGCCGCCGGCACCTCAAGGATGCTGCGGCCGTGGTAGCCGTACTCGCGCCCCGGGCTGTGCGCCCCATGCACGCCAATGTAGCGCTTGGAATTGGTGGTAAAGACCTCGACGCGGTGCCCGCTCGTGTCCTCCGGCGCGGCCGGGTCGAGACAGCGGAACGTGTTTAGGTAGCGGTGGTGCGTCGTCGCGCGGCCGATCAGCATCAGCTTGACCGCGCCGGAGTGCCGCCGCAGGCAGGTCGCCATGAACGCCGGCCACTCGCGTTCGAGCATCTGCACGATCGCGTCGGCGATCGCCGCGGTACGAATGTCGATGTCGATCGCGAACAGGCCGCCGCCATACATACGAACCGCCGCGGTGCGCCCGTTCCAACGTGCGATTGACGCTTCGTCATTTGGCAGCGTCGGCCAGCCCTTCGGCGGCTTGTCCTTGCCAGTGAACAACGGGATGACGTCGTAGCCGTTGGCCTTGATGCGGCGCCAGACGTCGCGATAAGCCTCGACGGGCTTGGGCTGCAGCATCAAATATCCTCCAACCTGACACGAAAGCCACCATCCCAGCGGAGAAGTGTGCGCCCTTTGTGCTGTTCTATGATGAAAATGCAGCTACCGTCATTGGCACACTGCACGCACGTCAGCCTGACGGGCGCAGTGTTATTTTTGTTGTTTACTGCACGGTCTAGATGCATGAACTGCCCTCCACAGTAAGGGCGACAGAGTTGCAGCATCGATTGTTTGTGATATGTATTGGTCAAGGTCTGTCTCCGGTTGTGCGGTGCAGATCGGGGCCGTTGGTGTCGCAAGCACCGCGGCCCCTGCTATTTCAGCAGCGCGTCAATATCCGCTGAATTTCGCACGATCGCAACCTCTACCCCTCGCGTCTTAAAATCATCGATATACTGCCGCTGGTGGGCGCTTACCCGGCCACCGCGCGGCCGTTTCACCTCAGCAAAAATAATCCGCGGGCCGGGTAGGATAATCAGCCGGTCAAAGAAACCGCGCCGCCCGATCACCATGATTTTCTCGCACACCCCGCCGCGTGCGATCACCCGGTCGCGCAGCGCACGCTCGACCACGCTCTCCTTGACAGATGGGCTTTTTACCATCAGGCTCTCCACAGTGAATTGTCAGATGGTAAAGGGTCAAAATGGCGAAGCATAGTTCGATCGTGGGCGGCTCGAACGCCGGCCGGCTGCTCAACTGCCCCGGCAGTCACCAGGCGATCCTCGCCCTACCGCCCAGCGCCGACATCCCTTCCGAGTACGCCGAAGAAGGCACCGCCATGCACGCGGTGATGCAAGAGCTGATGGCGGTGCGCCAGCAGGGCATTCCCGTCAACGAACTGCCCGGCATCGTCCGTTCCTGGATCACGCGCGACTTTCACGATCGCAAGCTCACCTATGAGCACTACGATACCATGATCGAGCCCGCGCTCGCCTGCCTGGCCGAGCTTGAGGCGCAATACGGAGGTCATTTCGAGGTTGTCGGCATCGAGGCGCGCGTCAAGTTTCCGCGCCTCGCCGGCGCCTTTGGCACGATCGATCTCGTGCTGCAGAGCGACACCTGCGTGCTGCACGTCGACTGGAAATTCGGCGCCGGCGTCGGCGTGCGCATGGTCTACGACACGAATGATGGGGCTTACGTCAATCCGCAGCTGATGTTCTACATCGCCGCCGCCAAGGCAACGCAGCCAAGGTGGTACGCCGGCGGGCGTCATATCGTGGGTGCCATCATCCAGCCGCGCGGGGTCGAGCCGCTCACCCACACGCAGATCGCGCGCGTCGAGGTCCGCCAGTTCGTCGATGACGTCGAGAACGCGGTGTTGCTCGCGATCGGCCGCGCCCCGCCGCGGGCGCGCGGCGAGCACTGCCGCTGGGCCCCCTGCAAGGTGGCGTGCCCGCTCTGGACCGGCGCGCTGCTCGACCTCTCGGCGCTCGCCGATGTTCCAACGCCCGCGCGCGAGATGAATGCGCGCCCGGACATCCCCTCCGCCTACGGCGCCTACTTGGCGCGTGCCAAGGTGCTGGTCGACAGCCTGGCGATGTTCAAGGCCGACATCGATCGGCAGATGCACAGCTACCTGGAGGCCGGCGGCAAGATCCCCGGCTGGCGCCTCAAGGCCAAGACCAAGCAGCGCCAGTGGATCGAGGAAAGCCGCGTCAACGAAGTGCTGACCCGCATGGGCTTCCCGCAGGACGAGATCTGGCAGCGCAAGCTGGCGACGTTCCAGTCGATCGACGCCTACGCCAAGCGCAAAGGGGTCAAGATACCCGACCACCTGCGCGTTACACCGGAGACCACCGAGACCACGATCGCGCGCACCGATGACCCGGCCCCGGTGGTCGAGCCGCACGTCGCGATCGAGCAGTTCCGCGAAGCGCTTAAGGCGCTTTCGGGAGACGCACCCGCCGTCCGGCTGGTGCGATAGTCAAGAGGCAATAGGAGATAGTCAAAATGGCTAACAACGGCAATTCGCTTGCACTCCCCGATGACTACGCCGCCCAGCTGATGAGCGGCATCGCGCAGGCGCGCGC